CCTTTGATAAAAAAGTATATATCCTTAGTGGAAAATACCATAGCTGGGATGGAACAACATTGAAAGAGGTGGAAGGATATACACCTCTTGTTTTTATTAATACACCACCTGCTGGTGGAGGATTAGTTTATGATGAAATCAATATGCTATCTCCTAAAAAACATCAAACTTTTAATGGAGATGGAACATCAACAACATTCCAACTAGCTCAAAAAGGAATAACATCTGTTGATAAAGTTTATGTAGATGGTTCAGAATTGACAGCAGATACAGACTATAATGTGAATCTTACTAATGGAACAGTAACATTTATAGGAAGTGCACCACAACAAGCTATGGATAATGTAGACATCTATTGGACTTTAGATGATGGTGATAGAAAAATCATTGAAGGCATGAAATTCGGTACTGTATTCGGTGGAGATTTAGACACTAGGGTATTCTTATATGGAAATCCAACTTGTCAAAACAGAACGTATTTTAGTGGCTTAGAAGATGGAAAGCCAAGTGTAGAATATTTCCCAGCAACAGCACAAGTAGATATTGGACCATCTAACTTTGCTCTTACTGATTTAACGAGACAGTACGATAGATTACTTGCAACAACAAATAGACCAGAAGCATATTATATGACTATTGGAACAGAGCAATTAAGTGTTACGTTATCCGATGATTCAACCACAACAAGATATGTACCAAGTGTAGGAACATTCCCATTAAACGAGATACATGGAAATGTTGCACCAGGTCAAGGACAATTGATTGATAACTATCCTGTTACGGTAGATAGAAATGCTTTAGTATTATGGAAAGCTACAAATGTTCGTGATGAAAAGAACATGGAAGACATATCACAAAAAATTAAACTTGATTTGATAGAGCAAGACTTATCAGAGTTTAAGACATTAGATCATCAATCAGAAAACCAATTATGGTTTGGTAAAGACAACAAGTTTTATATATATAATTACTTTAATAAAACATATTCAAGATTGTCATTAACACATAACATAGTACATTTAGCAGATTTAGGAAACTGTGTATATTCAGGAACAGATGAAGGAAGAGTAATGAAATGGGGCGAAGAGTTTTCTGATTATGATGGAGAAACAATTTTATCCCATTGGGAAATGAATTTTAGTGATTTTGATGTTGCATATTTAAGAAAGTCAATGAATAGATTATGGGTTTTAATGCAACCACAAGCAACATCTAGTGCAGACATAGGTTTTATTACAAATAGAAGTGAGTCTTCTTCAAGAAAGCATATTCAATACAAAATACAATTGTTCGATAATGTAGATTATTCGGATTTCTCATTTAATATTTCAAGAAACCCACAACCTTTCAGATTAAAAATGAAAGCAAAGAAATTTACCAATTTAAAAATAACAATAGACAACACAGAAAAAACAGATTGTACAATATTACAATTAATAATCAAAGTTGAGAGCTTTGGAGAAAGCAAATAGGAGGGGAAAAGGGAAAAGAATTTTGAAGTTGAAGTACTTGAAAGACTTGCAAAAATTGAGTCTAAAATAGACGATTACAAGGTTTTTAAAGACAAAACAGAATCAGCTTATGTAAAATCAAATCAAAATGAAAAAGACATAGCAGAGATAAACGATAAAATTAAATGGCTAACAAGAACAATAGCAGGAGCAGTTATAACGATTGTAGTAGGGGCTATTGTTTTCGTTATAAAAATGATGTAGGAGGTAGCTATGAAGAAAGCATGGGATGATATAAAATCATTTGTTACTGTTGTAATGACAATAGCATTTATTGCATTTACAGCTATGAAGTACATAAGTGGAGAACAATTTTATTCTTTATTTCAAATAGTAATAGCATTTTATTTTGGAACGCAAGTAGAAAAAATAAAGCAATTAAAAGAAGAACTACAAAAAAAAGACAATGGTGTAGGATAGGAGAGTGATAGTATGTCATTAACAAAACTAACAGCAAATGTAAACAACATTCAAGCATTATCAGATAGACCTAATACCATAGATGGATTAACTTCATCTCAATTGAAGGAAAGATATGACAGAGCAGGAGCAACTATAAAAGAATACTTAAATGAAGTATTAACAGAGGAATTAGATACAGCGATTGCAACGATTCCAGATACATCCAGTTTTGTAACAACAAGTGATTCAAGATTAACAAACTCAAGACAGTGCAACAACTCATTTGATAGTTGGTCTACAGCAAGAACAAACCTAAAAATATCTTATGGTACAACTTTACCAGGTAGTGGTGATAACGGTTCTATATTTTTATTATATAAGTAGGTGATTAAAGGGCAGTAGAGGCTTATAATTCAACGACACTATACAGTAATAATGGATATGCTTATAATCTTACTTCTTGGTTTGCAGAATCAAGTGTAGATACAGGAAATAACACATCAACTGTTGTATGTTCTGCACAATTAATACCTACAAACGCATACTGGGAAAGTGGAGCCAATTCTACTTTATCTATTTATTGGCACGATGATAAAGTATTAACAGATGTTTTAGTTGGTTCTATTCAATTTAATAGAATTTCTTATCAAGAAACAAAGACAGTTTCAGGTCAAATAACAGTATCACATAGAAGTGATGGAGAGCTATGGGGATATGCTTATGCTACCTTTACAAAAGGTGGAGGTTCAGCATGGACACCTAATAGTGGAGGAGTCGCAACAAACTGGGCACGATTAACACCAATAAGTTTAGTACAGATTAATTCTTTTACTGGAGACAATATTTATAGTCCTTTTAAAGCAACCTATACACCTATATCAGGGCAAAGTTATAGTTATGCTTTAAAGATTTCAATACACAATTCAGTAGAAGTAGGATATTTTGATAACTACACATCTGGAAGTGAAGTAAGTTTATCATCATCGGGAATAGAAGAAATAAAAAGTAGAGTTTCTGGAAACACAGTAACATTAGATGGAGTAGTAGAAGCATATAACGGTAGTACTTATGTAGGAGAATCACAAGCAATAAGCATTACTTGTAGTACTAAGGAATTAGGGAAAGTAAGAATAAGAGTAAATGGTGCTTGGAAAGAAGCAACTCCATACATAAGAGTAAACGGTGCTTGGAAAGAAGCAAAACCATATATAAGAATAAATAATACATGGAAGGAAGGGATCTAAGGGCAGCATACGAAGAGGATTTAAACAGACTTAAAACAGCACAAAGAAATGCAGCAGTAGCAGATTTAGAGAACACAAGAAATAAAGCATTAAGCGATTTAGAAGCAGAAAGAGCTTCAAATACAGCAATGTATAATCAACAAAGGTCATCAGCAAATGCACAGAATAGAATGAATGCTAGAAACTTTCAAGAGTATTTAGCATCAACTGGAAGAGCAAACTCTGGACTTTCTGCACAAGCAAGAATGCAAAATGCTAATAATTTAGCAACAAGTATAAATAACTTGAATGTAGGAGAAGCAGGAACATTAGCAGACATTAACAGAAGATCTACACTAGCAAATGATGCTTATAATTCAGGATTAGCAAGTGCTAATGCGACAATAGAAGCTAATTACATTCAAAACTTATTAAATGAGAGACAAAAAGAATGGGAAAGACAGATGCAAGAGAGACAACTACAAGAGCAAATCAGACAATTTAATGAGAATTTGGCTCTACAAAGAGCACAATTACAATCACGTTTTAGCAGTGGTAGTGGTGGTGGGGGAAGTTCTAGGAGCAGTTCGTCTTCTAGCAAGGCAAGTAATGACGTAGCAATTAGCTCTGTATCATCTCCTGCAAAGTGGAGCTCTACAAAAGCAACTCAATGGTATGTCAATAATAATGTAGGAAGATTAACATCAAAGAATCAATTAGATTCAGCAATAGCTAGTGGTTTATCAAGTGGTTCTATAACGAAGGATGATGCTAACAGAATTTATGCTTCTTATGGCATAAAATAGGAGGTGATTCCTATGAAAAAAAATGAAATAGAAGAATATATTAAAAGTAAATCTGTAACACAAGATACTTATGTAGCCCCAACAGTTCAAAGACACGTTGATACAAGGACACCAGCTTTATCTGCTGTTAGTCAAACAGTAAAGCCAACAACAGAAAAAAAGGGTAATATACTTACAACAATTGGCAAAACATTATTAAATATACCTACAAATATGGCTATTGGGGCTTTAAAAACAATGGAAGGTGTAGCAGATACAGCTAGTGATGTATTTTTTAACCCAATTGAAAGAAATGTTAATTATGCTTATGACTTTGTAACAAAAGGTAAAAAAACAGCAGATGAAAATTTTAAAGATTTAGCTAAAATGCAACAAAGAGATATTCAAAAAAATAGAACAGAAGATTTTTTAAACAAAACTGGATATAACGATTATGTAGATGAATATGAAAAGGATTCATTAGTAAAAAGAGGAAACATTGGTGGACAAGTAGTGCAAGGCATTGGAGGTATGGTGCCTTCATTAGTTATTGGTGGTGCCTATGGAGGTACTCCAAGTATGCAATCCACACAAGGATTAAGTGGAGCAGCAAAAGCAAAAGCAATTGCTGGAAATGTAGGAAGAACATACATGGCACAAGCTCCTGCTAATGCTGTATTAGGAGCTTCTAGTTATGGAAGTGGAATGGAAGAGGCATTAAACAACGGAGCAACAATGGATCAGGCTAGACGATATGGTTTAGCTAATGCAGCAATAGAACAAGGAACAGAAATGCTTACAGGTGGGGTGCCTGGATTAGAAGGTAAAGGTGGTTTAGACCAATTTGTAGAACCTTTACTTGATAAAACAGGAGGATATGTTAATCCTTTATTAAAAGCTGGATATAGAGCATTAGGAGAAGGTGCAGAAGAGTATGCAGGTGCATGGCTAGAACCACTTGCTAAAAAGATTTATTCTGATGAAAAAATAGATTGGAATCAAGTAAGAAAAAATGCACGTCAAGCTGGATTAGTAGGAACAGCAACCGGAGCAATATTAGATTCTCCACAATTTGTGAATGAATTAACAGAAACAAATCAAAACATTAAAGAGCAAAATAACAAAAAGGTTAAGCAGGAAAATACCAAGAAAACAGAAACAAAAGAAAATGTTAAAAAGTTGCAAGAAGAAATAACACCAACAGAGTTACAAGAAGCAAAAGTAGAAGAAAATGCTTCTAGCACAAAACAAGACTCACAGGTGCAAGAAAAATCTAATATAGAAAAATTAAAAGAAACCATAACACCTACGGAATTAAAAGAAGCTAAAGTAGAAACAGAGCAATCAAAGAAAAAAGGAATAGATTATTCACAAGAAAAGTATAAAAACTTTACCGATAGCGATAAAGAAATGATGAATAATCTATATGAGAAATATAAAAATAAAGAGGCTTTTACGAAAGAAGAACAACAACAACTTGATTATCTTAATAGAAAACAAAAAAGTTTGAAAAATCCTGAATTAAAAACAAACAACACTATGGAAGATTTAAAATCAGATTATGGAAAGTATTATAAAAATAATAACTTAGATAATTTTGATTCAACAATGTTAGATAATGCAAAAGAAATAGTACAAGCTAATAGACAAGGAAGAAGAACAAAACAGGAATGGTTGGATATAGCACAGAATATCGGCACACAAGCAGAAAACCTAGACAGTGAAGCATTAAAAAGATATGCTTTTGAAAGTTTTAAAGCAGCAGCTCCTAATCAAACAGAAAATCTAAATAGACAAGGAAAGAAATATGTAGGATTTGGAATAGATGAATGGGTAAATAAAGTATATGAAGGGGCTGGAGTAGGAAAGAAAATCAATAAGCAAGACATAAAAACAAGCGAAGATATTAAGAAAGCAGAATTGCAAGCAATTGAAGACAATAAAATAAACGATGATAGCATGACTTCATTAGATAAACCAGATATAAATACCGTAAAGTCTGCTAAAGGTGTTGGTTTAAAAGGTCCTTTTAGTGATTTAGATGTAGAAATACCAGGTTTAGAAAGAGTAACTAGCGATACAAAATTTGATAATGACACAAACATTCAAGAAAACAATGAAAATGTTGCAGAAACTAAACAAGAACCAGTAATAAAGGTTGAAACAACAGGCAAAAAAGGAAAACAACATTTTCAAGAATTAGGTGCTAACGAAAAAGTAGCAGAAATATTAAGTGAAGTACCTAAGAATACAAAACCAAATGCAAAGGAAACTATAACAGATACTATTAGAGATGTAAGACGAGCATTTGTAAGCAAAGGTGAAACAATTGAAAGACTTTCACGTGAAACCAAAAATCCAAACTTAAATCATATGTACGATAGACTAGGAATAAGTAGAGGAGAAGCACAAGAACATATTGGTAATATGCAAAGAAACTTAGATCTAAAACCATATAACAATTTTACTGATGCAAACGGAAATAAAACTACGATGTCTTTAAATGGAATTAGAGAAGATGCGAAAACACATGGTATATCAGAACAAACATTAAATGAATATTTGGCTGATTACTTAAATGTAGATAGATATTCACAGGGAAAACCAGTTAGAGGTGTTGCTTATACTGATACAATGTCAAAAGAAAATATTAAAAAATTAGAATCACAGCATCCTGAAATAAAAAGAATAGCTCAAAATGTATGGACATTTGAGCAAAATCAACTTCAAAATATGGTTGATAGTGGATTAATTAGTGAAAGTTTTGCAAATGAGTTAAAGAAAAAAAATCCACATTATGTAAGAATACAAAGAGATGTAAAAGGTCTTAGCAACAATCAAAAAATAAAAGACAACTTTAATGGGGTAGAAGTTAATCGACAAATAGATACTGCAAAAGGTGGAAATCAAAACATTTTACCTATTATGGAATCAATTGCTAAATACACAGAACAAGTGCAACAATCTGAAAGAATTAACTTATTTGGACAAGAACTTGCAAAAACATTAAGCATGGGAAGTGAAGACACTTCTATAAATTCAATAACAGATGAAGAAAGTTTTGGTATAAATCCTGAACTAATAAAAGAAAATAGCGATGGTACATATACAATGACAATTTTCAAAAATGGAGTAGCAACAGTAGTACCAATCAATAAAGGAATATATGAATCATTAACACCTAATAAATCAGTACAAGCAATTGAAGGAAGCAATTTGTTTAAAAAACTAACATATACACCAAAAAAAATAAGTGAAATGTTTAGAAACTTAACAACTCAAAAGAACCCAATATTTATGTTTACTAATGCTTTTCGAGATATTGGAGATGCACCTTTTAATAGTAAATATACTGGAGAATTTATAAAATCTTATGCAAGTACAGAAGCATTAAGACAAGTGGCTGGTGATGGAGTATATAACCAATTGTACGAAGCTGCTGGAGGAAAACAAAATTCTTATTTCAATAATGGGGAATTTGTTGATAAGACACAATCAAAAGCAAGTAAATTAAAAGACAAATTACTAATGCCTATTGAAAAGGGGAATGACTTAGTAGAGTCAGTACCAAGAATGGCTGAATTTATAGCTACAATTAAGGCTAATGGCTACGAAGTAAATGCTGATGGTGAATTAGTAGTAAAGAATCAAAACAAGGCTAAAAAGAGTGCTAACAAGGTTTTAAACGAGGCTTTATATAATGCAGCAGAAGTAACAACAAACTTCAAACGTGGTGGAGATGTTGCTAAAATGTTAAATAGAAATGGAGCTACGTTCTTTAATGCATCCATTCAAGGTTTTGATAAACAAGTAAGAAATTTCTTTGCACTAGCTTCAGGAGATAAAAAACAGATTGTAAATTTATTATTAAAAGCATTGGTATTTGGTATAGCACCAACAATGTTGAACGATGCTATGAATGATGACGATGACGAGTATAAAGAAATGCAAGAATATCAAAAAGATAACTATTATTTATTTAAACTAAAAGATGGTCAATGGATACGTATTCCAAAAGGAAGAGCTGTAAGTGTTATAGGAAGTGCAGTAAGACGAGGAAGAAATTATCTAGAAGGAGATAAAAAGGCTTTTCAAGGCTTTGGAGAATTTGCAGCAGATCAAGTTGCTCCAAATAGCTTTTTAAATAACAACATTTTTTCACCACTTTCTCAAGTTAAAAATAATAAGTCTTGGAGTGGAAATAAAATAATATCTGATTCAATGGCAAAAAGACCAACAGAAGAGCAATACAATGAAAAGACAGATGAAGCAAGTAAATTTATTGGAAAGGCTATTAAAGATTTACCTCTACCAGAAAGCATGAAAAACTTTAAATCACCACTTGCAATTCACTATTTAATAGACCAATATTCTGGAGCAATTGGAGATGTTTTTTTACCAATGATTACAGAAAAATCGTCATCAAAATACAATCCTTTGGTTGCTCCGTTTATATCTAAGTTCACAGCTGATTCAGTTTATAGTAATAGAAGTGTTTCTGATTATTACGATAAAAAGACTGAAATAGAAACACAAAAGAATTCTACAAAAGCAACTCCTATAGACGTTGCTAAAAGCAGTTATATGAATTCTAGAAATTACGATATTTCTGATTTATATAAGCAACAAAAACAAATTCAAAGTGATAGTTCTTTATCAAAATCAGAAAAATATGACAAAGCTAGAGAAAAGCAAAAAGAAATAAACAAAACAGCAAAAGAAATAGTAAATGATGTAGATAATATTCAAGAAGAAGAATACTATGTAAAAATTGGTGATTATTACTATAAAAAAGTAATAAAAAATGGCGAAGTAAAATATGAAAGAGATACATCAAAGAATATACCAACAGAAAAATATGCTTTATATGATTATTTCAAAGAGAAATATGAGAAAAGCAAGGAGAGTGATTAAAGGATAAGAATAAACCCAGTAACGATGGATATTGAAATGATAAAAAGAGATACTGGACCAATCGCAGTAAGACCTATGGTAAAGAATACAGGGGAGTACTTTCTTACAGAAGGTGCTACTCTGTATTTTACTTTAAGAAAACTACAAGATAGGTCGATTATAATGCAAAAGAGCACGACAGAATTTGAAGATGGTATCGGAGTTATAACATTAGAAACAGCAGATACCGAAAACCTAGATGAAGGCACATATATATATGACTTAGTAATGATAAGAGCCGATGGAACAAGAGATACTCTAATTCCAGAAGGCAGAGATTCACTATATTTTGTAATTAAGAAAGGAGTGAAACAAGGGCAATAGAAGCTGCTAACTTAATTGAAATTGAAATACCAGCAGGTACTAGGGGATTGCAAGGATTCAAAGGAGATCCAGGAGAAGATGGAAAAGACTACGATGTACAAATAGGAAATACCGAAACACTTGCACCAGGTAGTGATGCAACAGCTACTACAAACAAAGATGAAGAGCATAACGTAATTTATCTTAACTTAGGAATCCCTGAGGGATTAAAAGGGGATAAAGGAGATACTGGAAGTACATTCTTTACTACTTTCGATGTAGTAAATGGAAAACTAATCTGTTACACATCAACAGATTATAATTATGACTTTCAGTTGAATGGAAATAAATTGGAGGTGGTATTTGATGAGTAATATAACGCAAGTATTAGGAACCGTAGCAATGGATCCAAAAGGAGAATATGATTCTTCTGCATACTATGAAAAATTAAACATGGTAACTTATGATGATTCTACTTATATTGCAACAAAGCCATCTCACGAAGTATTACCAACAGACACAGAATATTGGCAATATATGACAGGTGGTTTAAGCAAAGATGATATTGTAGATAGTTGTAATAGCACAGCAGCAGATAAAATGTTAAGTGCTAAGCAAGGCAAAATGCTAAACGACAGGGTAAATAAAAGAGTTATTTACTTTAATAATGTGGCTGCATTAAAAGATGCTTCACACAATACTGTAAGTATTGGTGATTTAGTAGTAACAAAAGGATACTATGCAGCAAACGATGGTGGTGGAGCAGAGTATATAATCACAGATACAGCAAGTTTAACAGACTATCAAGAAGCATTAAACAACGATGGATTATATGCTACATTAATTATTAATGGTAGTGTAAATGCTTTACAACTAGGAGCTATTAATGATGGTACTACAAACAATTCTACAGTTTTTACCAAGTTATTTACTTTACAAGCTGATGAAATAATAATTCCAGAAGGAGCTTATTTATTAAATAGCAAGATTGTATTGAGTTCTTTATCAAATAAAAGAATAATTAATTATGGAAAAATAAAGTTTGCTTCAAGTAATGTTGCTGATACATCTGGATTCGAATTAAACGATTGTACTGACATAATATTTGATGGATTTAATATTGAATCTACAAGAGATAATACATCTTACCCACCATCAGGTCATACAAGAGTAACATCATATTCTTCAAACATAGTTGGTTTTAAAATACTAAAATGTGAAAATATAAAGTTTTTTAACTCAAAATTTAAAAACTTGGAATACGATATTAGAGCTACAAAAAGAAGTTCAGACCCAGATGAAACATTTTTAACAAAAAATATTGTAATTGATGGAATGTATTCAAGGAATTCTTCCCAATCAATATATGCACAAAATATTGATGGATTGTATATTAACAATGCAGATATAATATCAGCAGCAGATTTAGGAGATGGAGACCATATTTTATATACTAGCGAGTATTCTAAAAACATTTATGTAAATAATAGCATTTTAAAATCACCAGATAGCTATTTAGGCAATTTATTTAATATTCAAGAAACACATTACAATACAAATGCTGCTGCTCCAGTTGACTTCCATGCTAACAACTTAACAACGGAGGGCAGAGGATTAATAAGTTTAAAATCGACAACTAAATCATATTTTACAAATGTATCTTTTAAAATGATAAATAATTCAAGTGATAATAGTCAAAGAGTTTTCAACCCAAGAGGAACAAGCTATGTAGAAATGAACAATTGTAATTTGGAAACTACTAAATATATTTATTCACACTATGAAGGTACACCAAAAGTTATTATAAAGAATTCTACATTAAAAGGTAGTAATTCTTATGCTTTGTTTATAGCTCAATCAGCAGGAAGTTGTGATGTTTTATTGAAAGATTCTGTAATTGAAAACCAATATGCAATTTTAGATATTGCTTCTGGAATGACTAGCTGTTCGTTTGTAACAGATAATTGTATATATAAAACAGGGCATACATTTAGTTTTGCTTCAAGAAATCCTTCTGGAAATAACAAAGTCAGAATAATGAATTGTTGTTTAACAAATACTGACACTTCATCTACAGTAAATTTTAGCTACAATGGCTCAGGAAATGATATGACAGGTTATGAAGTTTTATCTAATTATTTGTATGGATATACTAGAATTGCTGGTACAACAACAAACGGAATTATTTTAAATACATATATAAATAATGTGTCAGTTTAAGAAAGTGAGGTATAGAATATGTCAACAAAAACACTTGGTCCAGTAGGATTTAATCTAACTGGCGAATATAATAATACAAAAGCATACGAAAAACTTGATGTAGTTTATTATGAAGGATCTAGTTATGTAGCAAAAACAGATTCAATAGGGCAATTACCAACAAATACGGAATATTGGGATTGTATAGCAAATGGATATCCAAATTCAAACGGAAACAAAATTAAACTTATTTCTCCAGATGGAAACACAACAAAATATTTAGGAATAGACAATAATGGAGAATTACAGTTATTTAACAATTATTAAGAAAGGTGGTGATTAGAATGGAAGAAGAAAAAGCAGTAGAAGAAACAGTTGAAGAAGTAAAAGAAGAAAACGAAGAAAAGCAAGAAGAAATTGAAGCAATTGAAGAATCAGAAGAAATCTACGGAATTGTAGGAGGCGAAGAAGAGGAAGCCAAATCAGAAGTCAATTAGAAATGGCATAGAAGATTTTCTATGCCCTTTTACTGATATGTATATTACTCAAGGTTCTAACGGACAATATTCACATCAAGGAATTAAGGCACATGATGTAAGAGGTGAATCAACAGGGGTAAGATATTTAATATATGCTCCATGCGATATTGTATGCAAAGCTATTTATCCATCAACAGGTCAAGCTATGTTTCAATCTAAAAACAAAGTAAGGTTTGCAAATGGCAGAGTAGACTATGCAACATTTATGGTAGTCCACGATAACACAATGGATAGTTGGGTAGGAAGAGAATTCTCAGGTGGCGAAGGCTTCTTCCAAATGGGAGACAAAGGATTCGCAACAGGAGTACATTCTCACATACAGATTTCGCAATCTAGTGATACATCTTGGTATAAAAACAGTTATGGTGTATACCAATTCAACAACGAATATGATCCATCTGATTGTTACTTTGTTGATGATACAAACATTCTTAATGGTCTTGGATTGAATTGGAGAACAACAGCAGACTTACCTTTAATAACTCCTAATGTAGAACGTGATGAATACAAAGACCAAATTGAAGTAAAAGTAGACAATTTGAGAGTAAGAACACAGCCATCATTAAACGGAAACATACTAGGATACGCAACAGTAGGATTTTATAATTATTATGAAGTTGCTGAATCTGATGGGTACATCTGGTATAGAATAGCCGATAATCAATGGGTAGCTTACAATGAAGAATGGGAAACGGTTTATCCTAAAAAAGTAGACGAATACATTCAGTTTAAGGTGTTAGATAAAAAAGAAGGCTATGTTTTAATTGATTTAGGACAAGTCTGGATTAAGAAAGGATAATATGGAATTAGAAGAATTAAAAGCTCAATTAGAAGAAAATACGAATAGAATAATAGCAAATATGAACGCATTGCACAGCCACGAAGAAATGATTACAAACAACAAAGAACAAATTGAAAAGAATAGTTATGCTCTCGATATATTAAAAGATTATAAAGAGGAAAACAAAAGATTATTTAACATTCTAAAGATTATTTGTGCTTTATGGTTTTTAACTATTTGCTATCTTATTCTAGGCATATTTCTATGAAATATTTTGAATTTACCAAGAGTGATTATGACTATATAGTAAAAGAAGCTATGCTTGATGATGAATACTCCAAGTTATTGGAATATAAGATTAAAGGGTATAGTAGAGTAAAAATAGCAATGGAATTAAGTGTATCAGAGTATACAGTAGATAAAATGCTACAAAAATTAAAGAAAAAGATTACAAAAATATTATAGGAACCCTACAAAATAGGGTTCTTTTTTTGTGCGATAATTTTATCAAGAAAGGAGATACCACTTAATAGACTTGTTTAATACACATTTCGAGGAGTCAAAGCGTATCTTTTTCAATGGAGGTAAATATGTTTCCAAACTATTATGCAAATCAAAATTTAGAAAAAATAAATGCACAAATTAACGAGCTTGAAAGATTAAAACAGCAGATTCAACAGCCAGCACCTATAACACAAAACTTTCAAATAGCACCAAATAACTTTATGAGGTATGCAAATTCTTATGATGACGTAATGAAAAATTCTGTTATGGGAGATACACCATTCTTTAGTCAAGATATGACAGTATTATGGGTTAAAAAAGCCACAGGAGAGGTCAAATCTTATGAGGTAAAGGAAATTATCGAGAAAGATGAAAAAGACGTTAAAATAGAGCTTTTAATGGCAAAAATAAACGAATTAGAGAAAGGAATGAAGTTAAATGCAAAGTCAGATAGCGATGATGTTAATGAATCAGTTGAAAGCGAGAAATCCACAAGCATTTCAAAGAGTGGAAAAAGCAATACAGAATAAAGATGATCCAGTAGAATTATTCAAGCAAATCACAAATGGAAGAACACCTGAACAAATGGATAGCTTTTATAAAAAAGCAGAGCAAATGGGGTTTTCACCAGATTTAATTAATCAACTTAAATAAGGTATCAACAGAAATGTTTGATATAGAAAGAAAGGAGGATATTATGAACGGAAGTGGAATCGTACCAACAATGCCTATCGGTGGTGGAAACGGATTCTTTGGAGGCGATGGAATATGGGCTTTAGTTCTATTAGCTTTACTATTCGGAGGAAACGGATGGGGCAACGGTTTTGGTAGTGGCGGATGGAATAATGTAGCAACTACTGATTATGTATCTAGTGAGTTTACTCAAAGAGACGTAACAAGTGGAACTCAATCTATTTTAACAGCATTAGCTAACGGATTTAGTGATACTGCTACAAACCTATGTAATGTTAGAAGTGATATTTTAACAGGAAACATGGGAGTACAAAACTCAATTCTAGGAAGTTCTAATTCAATTCAAAGAGATATTTTAACTCAAACAAACGAATTGAATACAAACATTTTAACAACAGCATTACAACAACAAGCTAAAATGGATGAATGTTGCTGCACATTAAGAGCTCAAGGAATTGAAAATACCCAAAAGATTCTTGATGCTATGAAGCAAAACACTATTGATGATTTACGTTCTCAAGTAAACGATTTAAAGAACACTATTACTGCTAATGGAATAGGAACATCAATAGTAAATCAAGTAAGACCATATCCAATTCCAGCATATCCAGTATCTAGTCCTTATGTAGGATTATATAGTTATGGAAATGGATTCTATGGCAACACAATTGTATAGCATATAGTCAAATGACAAACTCTAAAAGAGAACTTGCTAATTTGTTAAGGTATAGCAGGTCTATACCTTTTTTTATTAAGAAAGGAGAGAGATAAAAGGATAGAAAGTGTACAAGAACAAGAATTAATATTAACATCAAATACTTCTCCAATTACATTTGCTGACACAGATTTAAGAACAGCAAGTGCAAATTGCTTTAATGGATGGTTAAATCATAATGAGGGTAGTGCTACTTTTAACATAGTAGAAGGAGGTATTTATGAGATTGGATTTAATGCGAATGTCACAAGTGCTACTGCTGGTAACGTGGGTCTTGCTATTTTTGCTGATGGTACTCAATTAGCTGGGTCTGAAATGGATACTCCAGTAACAGTAGGAATTTATACCAATGTATCTGCTAGTAAATATATAAGAGTATGTGGTAGAGGTAGTGTATCAATAACAGTTAGAAGTATACCAAGCATAACTTATGATGGAACAACAACAGCTACTCAAATACCTATCATAAAGAACGCAAATATTTTTATAAAGAGATATGCGTAGTGTAGATAACATAAGTTTGTTATTGCAAGCATTGAGTCTACAAATATTATTTCAAGATTATAATAATGTCGATTTAATGCAAGAATTACAAACACAAGATGAAGTGTATTTGAAGAAGATTATAAAGCAAAATGAAAGAATAATAGAGCTTCTAGAAAGGAGTGTTTCCAATGAAAGAAATGATTGAAAGAGCAGAAAAATTCATTGAGAAATGTGGAAAAGTAGAACTTGATTCAGTAGATATTGATTATTTGTTTAAAGTTGTCGATGTATATAAAGATTTAAAGGAGGTAGAGAATATGAATTACGGAGAATATAATAGATACGGAGAAGAGTATGGTCGTAGAGGAGTAGATTCACGTTATAGAGCTTCAAAATATATGGATGGAATGAGAGGAAGCTATGAAGCTTATGAAGATTATAGAGGCGAATATAATAGGGGAAATTACGGTGCTAAAGAAGACGGCTTAAAAGAATTAGAATATATGCTTCATGCATTAGTAAAATTTGCTAAAACTATAAAAGAAGAAGCAACATCTCCAGAAGAGCAAGAAATAGTTAGAAGACATTTTATGAAAATAAGTGAAATGTAATGTATAAGTATTATAATGCGAACTCTTTAGGAAAATTTACTAATGACTGTACAATTAGAGCAATAAGTTTAGCAGAGAATGAAACATGGGATATGGCTTATAATAGATTGAGTGATAGAGCACAATTATATGGCACTATGATGGATGATAGAAGATTTATAAGAGATTATTTAGATTCCAAGTATAAGAGAGTACCTTATTTACCTTATACTGTAGGAGAAGTAGCAGGAGAATACCCTGATAAAGTATTATTAATCACGATGGATGGACATATAACTTGCTCTATGTATGGAGTTATTTATGATAGCTTTGATTGTAGAAAACGTGTTGCTGAAGATGCATGGATAGTAAAATAAAGAGGTTTGTCCTCTTTTTAATTTAGATAATTTTTTCCATATCTTTTAATAAAAGAATCTATATCCTCATCATAATATTCTAACCATTTTTGTTCTGTTAGTCTTTTTACTTCTAAATCAAATTCTTTATCAAAATGAATACCAGCTTTACTTAAATTGTGATGAATACCACATAAATAGATCCAGCAACCATCCTTATCAGATTTCTTTCTATTAGCTGTTCCGAAGAACACATGATGCAAATGAAGTCCTAATTTAGTATGACATCTGAAGCATTCTTTTTTATTACTTACTATGCTTTCTTTAGCCCTTATAAACATCTCCTTTTTAAAAAATATTGAAAGAATTTAAAAAATATGTTAAAATACTCCCCTATCAAAAAGGGGGTGGAGTAGAAGTGATGCAAATTACATACCAAAAGAATAATGGATGTATAATGCAAAAATATAGAAATACACCGTTACCATATAAGATTGGTGATAGGACATCTATGGGGTGGAAAGTATTAAATATCGAATATCTATACAATAATAAATATTATTCAAAACACGAATATGATTCTATTATTTGTAAAAATAAACAGAAGTTAATTAAGAGAAAACAAACCGTAGAGTTATGCACAAAAGAGATTAAAAATTTCTTATATTGCATTATAGCAGTTTTGGTTATAAATTTCATAAAAATATTGCTAGGTATATAATCGCATTGGCTTCTTAATTCTAATTAAAAACAGATTTTTGCAAAAAGTGGAAAAAAGTGTTGACTTAGTAAAAGAGTAGTAGTATAGTGGTAAGTGTAAGGGATAGCAAATTCCACTATTATTTTTTGTCTTAGGAAGTTAACATAATATCAAAATTAAGAAGTTAGCACTTAAGACAAAAGGTCTTAGGTGCTTTTTGTTTATCCAGAAAGGAGAGTATATGAAGAAAATTTTATATCCAGAATTAGTAGGAGAAATGGCAAGACGTGGGGATACACAAGAATCTTTAGGAAAATTGCTAAATCTACCTCACAGCTCTATTAGTAGAAGACTAACTGGAGATACAGAATGGTCTATTAGTGAAATAGATAAGATTTGTGAACACTACGGAAAAGACTATTACGAATTATTTAAGAAAAATGATTAATTAACTTAATTATAGCATAGTTTTGAAGGGAGAAACAATATGGACAGTAGTAAATATCTAATAAATGAAGATCCTGTATTTTTCTTACCATCACTTGCTGTTGGTATTGGATTAAACGAATCAATATTACTTCAGAAAATACATGGTTGGTTGCAATGCACACCGAAAGAACATATTGGTAGAAATTGGATATACAACTCTTACAAAAGTTGGCATGAGCAACTTCCATTTATGAGTGAAACAACAATTAAAAGAACAATTAAAAATCTAATTGATAAGAAAATAATCCTTGTCGAAAATTTTAATAAAAATAGTTTTGATAAAACATTATGGTATTCAATTGACTATGAAAAATTGAACGAAATCGTTGAAACTGTCGATAGTGTCAAAATGGACTATCGAGGAGGTCAAAATGACCTAACGATAGTGTCAAAATGGACCGACAATACCAATAATAACTACAATAATATACACAATAATAAAGAAATATATAAAGAAAGTTTTGAACAAGTATGGAAATTATATCCAAATAAAAAAGGCAAAGAAAATGCTTATAAAAGTTTTATTAAAGCAATGAAAGATGGTGTATTAGTAGAAGACATTACAAAAGGAATAGAAAGATATTGCGATTATATCGAGACAAAAGGGGTGCAGCCACAATTTATAAAACATGGTTCTACTTGGTTTAATCAAAAATGTTGGCAAGATGAATATGATACAGAAAAAGAAGATGTACCAAAGTGGTTTAACAATTATAACGATTTAACTACATCATCAGATTCAGATGATGAAGATTGGGAGGAGTTGCTAGATGGGTTACATAATGATTCTTAACGAAACAGATTATAAGAAAAAAGAAAGAGCTTTACGAAGATATTTTACGAAAAGTTATAAAGAATTGATATTTGATGTAGTACCTAAGATAAAAAAGCAAGGCAAAAAAGATGGTTTATATAAATATGAACTTGTTACGGAAGAATTATTTAAGAAAGTATACGGACCATTAGAACTACAATTCACAATTAAAAACGATAAAGCATACATAGAAGATTTACTGCCTAGCGAATTATTGATGGAAGGTTTTTACAGAGATCTCCCAATATACAAAGGTATTCCTTATAGAAATAAAAATGATTTAAAAAAGATAAAGATGATGGAGGCGATATTGTGTCAGAGTGGGAAGAAGAACTTGAAATAGAAAGATTTAAAAAAGAAGAAAGATTAGAAAGATTAGAAAAGTCTTTAAGAAGTATGAAAGAGATTTTATCAACAATAATGAATCAGCCAATAGAAAAAGTTGATAGGAACGCATTAGAAGAAGTTATAGAGGAATTGGAATGGGAAGTAAGGTGTTTAGATTGAAAAGAATACTAAAATACAAAGTTATACCAAGCAATGAACCTGATGATGAAGGAACGCACATTATTTTAATGGAAAGTCATACAAAACATGGACACAATTATGGAAGAGTTTTTAAAGGAACGAAACAAGAATGTTTAGAAAGAAAAAAAGAATTGGAGAGTAGAAATGTCGAATAAAGATAGAATTTTAAAATATCTTGAAGAGCATGGAACAATAACTACATACGAAAGTTTTAATGAGTTAGGTATCACAGATCCACAGCATTACATTATGTTATTAAGAAATGAGGAATATAACATAACTGATGAGTGGGTACATGGTACAAATAGAGTAGGTCAAAGAGTTAAATATAAAAGATATAGATTGGAGAAAAAAGATGGAGAATAATTATTTTGAGGAGTTATATAATTTAAACGTAAATGAAAATGTAGAAAAGAAAAACGGTTTGTCATATTTAAGCTGGGCTTGGGCTGTAGCAGAGGTTCTAAAAAAACAACCTAATATGACTTATGAAATTTTAAAATTTGAGAACAATTTACCATACATCTTTGATGAAAAGACAGGATATATGGTTTTTACAAGAGTAACGATTAGTGGAATAACAAGAGAGATGTGGCTACCAGTAATGGATAGTGCAAATAAAGCTATGTTAGACCACGAATATACTTACAAAGTTACGAATTACAAAACAGGGGAAGTAACAGAAAAGAAAGTAGCAGCAGCTACAATGTTTGACATAAATAAAACAATAATGAGATGTCTTACCAAGAATCTAGCGATGTTCGGTTTAGGTTTATACATATATGCTGGTGAAGATCTTCCAGAAGAAGAGGCAACAAGAAAGATTGAACCTGAGCAAATAGAAAAGATTATGAAACTTGTACCTAAGCAAAACTTTAAAGCAATGCTAACATACTACAAAGTAGATAAGATTGAAGATATGTTATATGATGATGCGAAAGATTTGATTGAGAGAAAAGAAGGTAAGACAGAAGAGAATGCTAACGGAAAAAATAGTTAATACAAAAGATTATGCTGGAACAGTTGACTTAATAACAGGAGTAGAAGACTTCAAAAGTGAGGTCGATTACATTGATGAGTTTCACACTTACACACTAAAAGGAAACATTATCCCAAGTGTAACGACCTTACTTGATGAGGGCGAGTATGTTGGAATCGACAAAGATATACTAAAATATGCACAAGATAAAGGAACAATAGTGCACAAAGAGATAGAAAACTATCTGAACAATGCAGAAATGGGCTTTACAAGAGAGTTTTATGAATTCTTGAGACTTTATAAGGAGAACCAAGAATTGTTCTCTACGAGGGCTATTTTTGACTATAAAACGTATAACACAAATTCAAAGAAAAACAGAGAAAAATGTTATAAGCAAGTTAGTATGTATGATAAAGCTATCGAACATCTAACAGGAAAAAGAGTAGACAATTACTTTATGGTATGGCTACCCCACGAAAAAGAAGGAAAGATATTCAATTTAAAGGAGGAATTCGAAAATGAACATAACAAATGATAAAGAAGTTGTAGTGTACAAAAACGAATATGGAAAGTATAGTGTAATGCTAAAAAAGAAGAATCAGGATAACACCTTTGATAGTGCTTACATACCGATTCAATTCAACAAAGGAGTTGTTTTAGAAAACAAGACTCAAATAAAAATAAAAAACGCATGGCTATCATTCTATAAATTAGACACGCAAGATGGTAAAAAAGAAACAAGATATGTTATAAGATGTACAGAGTTTGAACCTATTTTAGTTAAAAATAAAGAAGAGCAAAAGAGAAATCCATTTGAAGAGTTTGGGAAATCAATAGAAACGGAATCACAAATAGGGGAACAGCTACAAATAGAAGATGATGATCTTCCATTCTAGGAGGTCGTTATGTTAAAAGATGATATTGAATTCTACGATAGACTTATAGAAGACTTTAAAAACCTCGATAGCAGCGATTACACAACAGCATATAGTCTTAGTCAAGAGGCACTTATAACAGCAGACAGATGGAACGAAATAATGCTTAATAGTGTTAAATACTCTAAGGAATTAGAAGTAACAAAAAGTGATTTTACGAATTACTGCTATCAAAAGTTTAAAATGCTTATGAAGATTCACGATTTCTGTCGTGTTGTATATAGGCAGGGTTCTTATGGAATACAAAACAGTTTTTATAATGAAGACTTATTATAGGAGGAATAAGGAAATATAAAATAATAATAAAAGAAATAAAGGGGAATATATGTTATACAACGGTATATAGTTTTAGAAGAAAATTTATACTGTATTGGATATGCAAAATAATAAATAGAAAGAAAGATATGGAGGAATTTGAATTATGAAAAAAATTAATAAAGTAAATGATGAATTGTTAGAAAAGGCAAAGGAATTTTGTGAAAAAGATACAGAAGGGTATGTTATCATAACTGATAATGGCATAGCTGTTAATGGAAATGGTGGAACTATCTTAACTTATCTTACAATACTAATTAAAGAGTTATTAGAATGTGGTGCTGAAGAAAGTGATATTAAAGAATGTATTGAGTTAGCTAAGATGAGTGAAGAAGAACTTCATAAAAAAGTAGAAGGTTCTTGCGAAGCATTGAATTCTATTAAAGACTTATTAAAAGAGTTAAAAGAAATGTTTGATGAGGAATAATAAGGAGTGAATAAAAATGAATAAATTAGAAAAATTAATGAACGAAAAATATACTGAAAATGGAGATAAAGCATATAAAACAACAGGAAACAACTTAACTGACTTATTCTTTATGACACCATACTTTGAGAAACATTTAGACGAAGTATCAATAGGAACAAGCGATAAAGAAAAATTGTTCTCAATGTATATAAGAGATCCAAGATATGGATTAGGTCGAAGAGATTTAGGTAGAAAGTTAATGTATCTATCACAAGTAGATCCAGTTAATATAGTTAGAGCAGGAAGATATGACGACTTATGGAATATTCCTACGGATGCAAACATAGATTATTTAAGACAAATGGTAGGAATAAATGAACTAGCTAAAAAGTGGATGCCAAGATTAACAGGAAAAGACAAGAAAATTGCTAAGGCTTTATGCTCAATGTGGGATTTAACTGAAAAAGATTATAGAAAACTAATAAAAACTGATAAGACAGTAGAATACAAGTTATCTTATGCTGAGCAATTAGAGGGAACACCTTTAAATGAATTATTTAAAAAAGGAGATTACTCTCATCCATTAGTTAATGAGATTGATTTTGAACAAGTACCAAGTTTAGCTATGACTAAATATTTACACGCATTTTCAACAAGAGAAGATATTAAACCAAGATTTTATGAATATATACAAGCAGTTAAAGAAGATAAAGCAAAAATAAACACAACTACAGCAAACGTACACGATGCTTATAAAACAGCAACAAGAGGAGAATCAACTGAGGCAAAAGAAGTAGTTGCGAACAAGATTGTAGACAATGCTACTTTAGGAGTAGAAATGAACGCAATTTGTATATTAGATACATCAGGTTCTATGTATAATTCTTGGAATTATGGATATGGAGGCCCTGATTTTGAGGATCCAAATGATATTGGTATAAAGGCTATGGCTATTGCTTATGCACTAGCTACTAAATCAACCTTTGCACCAAATCAAGTTATTTCCTTCTCATCAAGACCACAACTATTGACTATTAAAGGAAACACTTTAAAAGAGAAATACCAATCAATGTATACAGGAGATTGCTCTAATACTGATTTTGGTAAAGTTATGGACTTATTGAGTGGGTTACACAAATACCCTGAATATTTGATTGTTTTATCAGATATGGAATTTGATAGAGGTTCTAATCAATCTAAAGAAAGAACAATGAAAATATTCAAAGAACATGGGGCTGAGACAAAAATAATTTGGTGGAATTTAAACGATAGAAATAAGACAGTTCCAGAATTTGATGAATATGGAAACATCTACTTATCAGGATATAACTTACAACTATTGAAGTTATTAGAAAATAGATTTGATATGACAACATACATAGATAAAATTCTTGAAGATTATAGAAAAAAAGTATTTGAAATTTAGTGTCTTTGTGATATAATAATAAGTAATTAAAGGGACAGCACAGCAAACAAGTACTGCTAATATTTTGGGAATATTGTAAGCAACCAACTTTTAATTGGTATATAAGTCCCTTGTTTACTTAGAAATATATTAAAGCCTATTTCTGCAAAAAATAACCAGGGCTGCTAACCCCGTTGTTGTTGGTTCGAGTCCAACTCCTGCGTTGAAGGATAACTCAATTGGTAGAGTACGTATTTTATAGGCTTGTTTAAATAAGAAAAAAATAAAGTCGATTTCTGCAAACAATATTGTAGTCTAAGGGTAGGACATTTGCTTCACACGCAAACATTACTGGTTCGATTCCAGTCATAAATCTATCGACTTGTTAAAGAATAAATAAAGACACATTATCTAAATGTGTCTTTTTCTATTAAGGAGGATAATTATGATAGAAAACAAATACGGAGAAGTAATAAACGATATAAATACATATAAAGAGATAGCAAAACGGTTAAAAGATAAAATGGATGTAATTATAGGGTGGACTGATGAAAGGTTTGACCATAGAGACATATACTTTTCTTTAGGTAATACTATAAAATATGGAGAATTGCAAAGAGGTATCAAAGAAACGGATTTGTTTGTAGGAATAGTTGACTGGAGTTTTTATGGATTCAAAGCTGATAGCACGAAACATCAAAACTATATATTTGAAAAGTTAAGATTAACAGAGAATTATACAAATATTAAAATAGCAGAACTTATAAACGGAATAATAGCAGAATTAGGAGAATAAAATGTTAATGAAAAAAGAGATAATAGAAGATAACAGAGTATTAAGACAAGAAAACAAAAAATTACAGGAAAGAATAGATAAAGCAATAGAGTATATAAATAGATTTGACCCTATAAGAGCATATTATGAATATCAAGATGGAGAATATTGGGAAACTAATTATGATGATGATTTTAAAGATGAATTATTAGAAATATTAAAAGGAGAAGATAAATGACAGATTGCAAGAGATGTGGGAATTGCTGTTCTAATTATTTGCCTTTATCAGCAGAAGAAAAAACAAAGCTAAAAGAAATTGTTAAAAAGAGAAAATTAAAACCTATAAAAAGTATATTCGGTATAGGTTTTGAAGATTCTTGCCCATTTCTTAATGGAAATATTTGTACTATATACGAAGAAAGACCAGAAATATGTAGAACATTCACTTGCAAAAAGTTTAACGAAAAGAATTATGAAGACACAGATTCTTTATTTATAAAAAAAAGAATGCTTGTTAATTTAAGAAAAGAGATCTTTGAGGAGGGATAAAATGGATAAAGAACAATTAAAAGGACTAAAAGAATACCTACTTATGAATTTTGGTATTGAATTAAATACAGAAGAAAAAAGAGCAATCAATTACGAAACATTATATGAAGCATATATGAATACAAGTGCTAAGTTAAGGGAAAGTGATTATAAACTTTATCAAATAGAACAGTATATCAATGATGAGATAACAAGAACACCACAGGGAGTGCAATTTCTAAAATACACAAAAGAGGGTAGTAAGATACTTGGAATCATAAGAGGTGAAACAGAATATAAGCAAAAGAAAAAATAAGGAGAGAAACAATGGATAAAGAGTTTGAAGAAGTAACAGAGTTTCTAAAAGATAAGATACCTATGATTTACGATATGGAAAGAAATGACTTGATATATGATGAAAGAAGTATGTATTTTAAAGTATGCAAATATATTTATAAGTTAAAAGAAGAAAATAAAAAGTTGAAAGGAAATAAAAAATGATAAAGTTTTGTTTAGGTTTTATTGTAGGGTTTGTAATTGTTTGCATAGTTGTAGCTGCAAAAGATGAATAGGAGTTAAAATGAATTTAGAAGAAATTTATAATAAAATAGAAGAATTAGAAAACAACTTAGAGTATTATCAAAATAGACTAGAAGAAATAAAAAGCCTAGTAACCCCTCAATCTGTTAAGTTTGACAAGATTTTAGTAGACGGAGGTAAAAATACTGACAATATGTTAAAGTATGTAGAAATAGAAAATACACAGCAACTAGAAACAACGATTCTTTATATTAAAGGTAAACTTCGAGATTTAAACATTTTAAAGAACAAAGAAATAGATCGCTTGGCTAAATATGGAGAGACAGTAAAAGCTGTCGTTTTCCTAAGAGAAAAAGAGTTTATAAGAGAGAGCAACGGTAAAAAAAGACACTTAACATGGCAAGAGATAGCCGACAGAGTATATTGTAGTGAGAGGTCTGCTAGAAATTGGTACAAATTAGGTACAGAAGAAAGAAAAAGAGTGCTTAGCTAATGCACTCTTTTGCTTTATCCCACATCTATTTTGATGTAGTTATGTTATCCCATTGTTGACTTGTTTTTATATCTTTATTTGATTCTTCTATTACTTTAAACGGTATTAACAGCATAATAACAATAAACTGAATCACAACCACAATGCTTAATATTATGATTGCTATATCTTTACCTTTCATTTTAGTCCTCCTTTAACTTATCAAAAGCCCATCTAATAAACTCTGTTTTATTCATTCCAACAGATTTTAAATAATCACATAATGTTTTATATTCCTCATTAGGAAGCCTAACCGCAAACAAAGTAGTTAATTCTTTGTTTCTTTTTACGTTATATGCTACTTTATTTTTTCTTGCTTTTTCTGATAATGCACCTCTCATATTATCAACTCCTTTCGATAATTATACATTATGACAATTTAATTGTCAATTTAAACCATACTACAATACTCTTGAATAGAATTAGGCTTATAGTCCTTAATGATTTGATTCTTAATTGCTTTAAATTGCATTCTGTATCGTGTGTTTAGATATAAATAACCAGTTTTCTTATCTAAATATGCAATATCCAGGTGATCTTTCATTGTTCTAAACTCAATTTGTTCTTTCCCTTCGTTGTATAAATAACGTGGAGTATTGGAGTATGCTGGTACGATATTTCCTATCCATATTATTTCATCATTCATTTTACTAATTCTCCTTATCTATTATTTCTAAAATATCACTAAAATAATGTGATTTTAATGTCATAGAACTATTTATACAATATTCTTTTATTTCTTCTATAATATTTTCTAATTTATCAATTTTATCTTCTTGCTGAACTATTGTTTTTTCATAGGCTTCTATTGTATTATCTAATCCTTGAATTAAAGTCTTATTATATTCAATTTTATCTATCAATTCTTTCGCTTCTCCTACATTTATATCAAAAAAGCTGCATTCACTTTCATATACGAAATAATTTAATTCTTCTAATAATTTATTCATTTTTCCTCCTTATAATAATATCTTGCTTGTTCTTCAGCTTGTTTTTTTGTATATCCTACAATCTTAATTAAATAATCTATAAAGTTTTCTTTTGTATCTTCTTGTTTAGTCATTCTCAAATAATCAAAGTAATTCATATTAAAAACCTTCTCTCTCTTTCATTTCTTTTTCAATTAAACGTAATGTATCTAAGACTGATTTCTTTGCTATCTCTTTATTTATACCTTTTTCTGTTAGTGGTACGAATGTATAAGTTTTACCTACTAAATTGATTGCTAGATTGTCATTTACAATTATTGTTATACAGTTCTTCAAATAATTATGATTGAAGTGGCTAACAATAATATTCTTAACTCCTAATTTTTGTGCTAATTCTTTTAATTGCATTTTATAACCTCCTCTATCTCATCTATCGTTTCGCAGATATTTCCAACATATTTGTTGTTATCTATAAAGTATCTTTTAACATCTTCTAAGTCTCTTTGCAACTCTAATAAGTCAATTACTTTATATTGATATGTTTCTAATTCTTTAATTATTTCTTTCATTGATAATTTATCGTATGCTAACTTCATCAAAAGTCCTGTATCTTCCATTACAATATCATATTCATGTACGTTTCTTTCTATATCATCTCCCAACTCATCAACTAAGAATCTTTTTACCTCTTTTTCAGTCTTTAAATAAGAACACCAATTATCTATCATACTTACTATTAAATACATTATTTATTTCCCTCCAATACAACATTTTAATACCTACTTTCTACACTAAATCTTTTGTTATTGTAGTAAACTCTAATAGAGCAACCACTCCAATATCCTTGTGTATTTAAACATAATTCTAATTGTTGCTTTATTTGTTTCTCATCTCCAAAAACAAACTCTCCAAAATCTTCCATTAAATCTAAAAATTCTTTTAACATTTTCTTATTTACTTTAATCTTCATATTCCTCAGCAATCTCCTCTACAATTTCTAATAAATTTTCTTTCGTTTCATCTAATTCAAAACCATCATTTAACATTTCTTTAAAATAATTTCTAATTTCTTCTTTCATATTATTCTCCTTTACATTATTTTTATTTTTGATATAATGTAAATGAGGAGATTTCTCTCCTCAAATACTCGTTTTTCTAGTGCAAACTAGATGGGCTAGTCGAAAGACTAGTCTTTTTTTGTTGATAAGAATGTTATTTTTTCAGCAATAATTTCCATTACTGTCATTTTTGTATGATATTTTTCAATCTCTTTTGCTTGTACTCTTCCTTTTACTCCAACAACATCACCTTTTGCACAATATTCGGCTATATTTTCAGCAACATTTCCAAAAGTTTTTACCTCAATAAAATCTGTATCGTATGCTCCTTCTTCATTTTTAAAACTTCTTGGAATTGCTATGGTTATGTCACAATATTTAGATCCGCCTTCTCCCTCCTTTACCTTTATATCTTGTGTTAGTCTTCCAACTAAAATAACTTGATTCAACATTTTTATTCCTCCTTTTCGTTAAATCTCTTTTCCTCTGTATTTATACTGGCTTGGAACAGTCTTTCGGCTACATTAAAAGAGAAGATTAGAAATCAAACCAATTTGTTTCTTCTTCTGTTTCTGTATCTTTCACCATCATTGTTTTACTTTCTAATTCTCCTGGTTCAAGAACAAACTCTCCGTTGCCATATTTTTCCATTGCTAAGTCAATAGCTTGTTCTAAGTTTTCAGCTTGTAATTCAAAAGTCTGTGAAATTACTTCTTCAATTGTTACTTCAAATTTTTTCATTTTATCCTCCTTAATAAATCATTTCCCAACTTTCATCATATATATATGGGCTTCTTGCTATTAAATGATACTTTTCATCTCTTAATTCATATAAATCTAATGTTTCATAGTCAAACCAATAATCTTTATCTCCTACAAGAGATAGATTTCCATTTCCATATAAATCTATGTACCAACTTCTATCAAGTGGTATCATATATTCTTCATCTTCCATTTCATCATATAAATCTTGTTCTTCTTTTTTTAATTCATACCAATCATCATAATAACGTGATGGATATTGATAGAAATATTTAGTAAATGATTTATAAGTATCATTGCTAAACATTAAGCCATCATCTTCTACAAAATCTCCTATATAGTAAACATCATCATTTTTATCTAAAATTGCAAACTTAGAGCTTGTCATTCTTTCTATGCAATCTCTTATATCATCATTTTTATAGAAATCTTTATAATTAGAGTAGAGCGGATATAAAAACTTAATAATGTATTCTTGCGTGTCATTTAAACCTTTTTTAGTACCATATCCATGTATTATTCCATTATGTACTATTCCTATATCCTGTTTAGTATATTTCTTATGTAACAGTCTTTCGTTATTTGTGATAGGGTAGGGATGGGTATTTCCTTTATTGTTCTTTCCACTTGTTCCTATCCTACAATGAATTACTAGACTCTTATTTTTGAAGTTATTATACTTTTTTAATAGTTTTCTGTAATGATTGATAAAATCATCATATTCCATATATCCTTTATCAATAACGACTTTACCGTTGTCTACATACATAAAACCAGCTCCATCACTGTTATACTCAAAAGAGTTCTTTAATTCTTCTTCTTTCGGTAGTCTACTTTTTTTATCTTTTGCAATTATGATACACATTACACAGCCACCTCACTTTCATAATTTTTAATAGCATTTTCCATCTGTTTATAATATCTATCATATTTCTTGTCTTTTCTTATATCGTTTGTATATCTCTGTATATAATTCATATTGTAATTATCTATATTTTTATAGAAATCTATAATAGTACCTAAATATCGTGTATTATCTAACATAGTAGTTAGTAAATCATTTGTATTCTTTTCAATTTCTGTGATATTTGATGATTTATTGAAGTTATAACTGATGATTTCCTTATTTACGAATCTTATTAGATTCTTTAATGATTTCTTTATTTCTTCTTTTGCTTTTTCTGTAATTTCTTGCAATCTTTCTAGTAGTTCTGTTGTGTCCTTAGCTTTTTTATCTACTTGATATACTTCTTGTTTTTTAGCTTGTTCTATTAGTTCTTCTCCATAAATCAATTCGTTCCACTCAATAGTGTTTACATCTCTTTCTTCATCTAAGGCTATTTCCATAATGTTATGTATGAATTGTAAAGCTCCCCAAAACTCTTCAAAATTATTTGCTCCATTGAAAAATCTAAACTCAATAGTTTTTGAATTGCATAAGTTAAGAGCCATATATCTATCGTGATAACCTTTTATATATTCTTCTTTTAGATATTTACTAGAACGATATTTTAATATTTCTTGTCTATCTTCTGTATTAAAATCTGTTAAGAAGTGTGACCAATGAAAATCACCATCTCTTCTTGATAGTTTTTTCACTTCATCTTTAAAACTCTCTAATAAAATTATTATTCTTGAAACAACATTTTCATTAGGTCGTGATACGTGGAAGTGTAGTCCAGCTCCACCACCATCTCCATAATTTATTCTCTGTATATCTTCAAAAAACTTAATATAATTTTCTTTATGTTCTTGTAAATATTCCCAACTTTCTGGATGGGTAACAACTTCAACTCCACCACCATCTAACGAACCATCTTCCATACCAACAGCATTTATATTTCTATCAATTGCATTTATTACTCCATCTACATCACTATATCTTAGTGGTTCTAGTTCTATTTCTTTTCCTATGTAATAAGATGGTTTTTCTTCATTTTCGCTTTTGTAGAAATACCAATCATTAAATTCGTGATAATTATAAAGTCCATCATTTTCTTCATCATAGCAATCATCACAATAACAATAATCGTTTTGCCAATGACACATATCACTTTCAAAATAATTACCACAGCCATCACAATAACTATAACAACCTCTGTAATAACAATCATCACATACATAATAATTATCACTTTCGCCATGAATATAATAATAACTATCATCATAAGAAAAATATTCATTACAATCTTCACATCTAAAATAATTACTATCTAAGCATTTTTGACATACAAGTTTTTCACAACTATCTATCCAGTATCCGTTGTCTTTTTCTTCTATGCAGCCACAATCTTCACAATAGAAATAATTTTCTTCAAAACATTCCTCGCAAACATATTCCCCATCAATTTCGACTTTTTCCCCCTCGATCTTTTTTCCGCAATCTTTACAGATTACAATTTCTTTTTCTTTCATAATTTTTTCCTCGTTTTCTAGTGCTTTTTAGCACTTCTCAACCTAATATTTTTTATTTTAGATTGAGAACTACTAAAAAGTAGTTTTTAAGTGTAATATTATCCCTACATTTCCTACTGTCAACTTAACCTTTCCCAGTGTATTTTATAAGTAATTATCCTAGAATAATTCTTATATATAACTAAGGTACACTCTATAATTTCTATAATTTCCCTATGAAAACTACTTCTATTTCTTTCTATGCTATGGATATCCTTTCAATTTCCTAGTGATAGATTGATATTGAGAAAGTCCTCACCAATTTTCAATAGTTTATATATAGAATAGCCTTTTTACTTTTGTACTAGTTTAGCCGATATAATCGAAATTACTCGTTCCATACCTCAAAAGGCTTATTTTAACAAGTTAGATTGTCAAAAGATGTGTTTTTAAAAGTCAATATTTCCAACTGACTAAATCTATTTTACCACTAACAAGTTAAATTGTCAATCATTTATTTTTGGCTTTCTTCATTAACAGTTTTAATTCCTTTACTATATAGGTATTAACTCAATTGAGTTCTTAACGTGTAGTGTAGGGTCATTCTTCAAAAGCCTATATGATTGAATTGTTCATGTCAGCGGTTCGACTGGTCTGTCTCTCTCATTGACAAGTCCATTATCTCACAAACAAGTTAGATTGTCAAGCATTATTTTTTGAAAATCTTGCTACATATACTACGTATATGTAAAATATTAAAATTGCCTTTCCTTTCCGTTCTTTTGATTGTATAATGGTATTATGGAAAAGTTAACAAAGGAACAAAGAGAAGAACTAAAACTAGAATACAGAACAGACAATACAAAAGCGAATCTTAAAAGATTGATTGATAAATACGGAATAACTGAGAGAAGATTGTTTCAAATTGTCAAAGAAGATTTCACAGAAGAGAGCAAGAAAAGTATAATTGAAAGCCAATACAATTTCAGCAAAAGAGCCAATGAGATTATAAAAAAAGCACTTGATAGAATAGAGCAAATGATAGACAATGATGATAAAATAACATTGTCTCAATTATCTACTACACTAGGTATTTTATACGATAAATCTAGGTTAGAGAATAATCTAAGCACTTCTAATAATAGTATAAATATTAACATAAAAGTAGAGAAATAATAGAGAAGTATACATAATGCATATTATAGGAAGTAATTATACACGCACACACACACACACGAGAGAGAGCTGAGAGCAAGGACTGGCAAGGGTTTGAAGAGGTTTGAGAGATAGCCACCCCCACCTATACACCATACTATCAAAAAATAGATACTATCAATCTATACATACTACTATATATATACACATACACGAAATTCTGCATAAAAGAGCATTCAATAGCAATTCCAATGTAAAATTTGCTTTGATTTTGTCAAGTTTACAGGTATTGAAAAATAAGGAAAAAATGCGAATTGCTCACAGGCTGGATACAAAAATTAAGAGTGTAAAGTAATCCCCCCTATTAAAAGAGGATATGGGATAAAACGAGGAGATCTTGGGAAGGATCTCTTTTTTGTGGAGGAAAGAATGAAACTAAGCATAATAATACCGTATTATAAAGCATTACCGTATACGAAGGAGCTAATGAAGGTATTAGAGCCACAATTAACTAAGGAAGTAGAAGTCATCATAGTAGATGATGGATGTAATGAGAAAGAATTAGACGGATTCAAAGCGAAGGTAATACATTTAAAGGAGAATTCAGGAGGAGCAGCAGTACCAAGAAATGTAGGATTAGACGAAGCGAGAGGGGAATACATAGTATTTATAGATGCAGATGATATGGTAGCAAGAGACTATGTATCAACGATATTGAAGAAAACACAAGAGGAATGGGATTATTGTTATTTTAGCTGGAGGATGAGGGATACAAACATCATCATAAAAGAGGAGCCACCTAAATGGAACCATTCAGTAACGAACTGTGTATATAGAAGAGACTTAATAGGGGATAAAAGGTTTCCTTTGTTGAGGATAGGGGAAGATTGGGAATTCAACGACATGGTAAGGCAAGGGAAGAGAGCCAACATAGAGAAAGTATTATATGAATATAATTGTGAGAACAAGGAGTCAATAACGTATGGATGGAAATAAAATAGAGCATAAGAACATACTGTATGTAAATGATTTCAACTGGATAGGTGGAGTAGAGACTTATGTACATGAGATGTTAAAGAAGTATTCCGATTTAGACATAGCAGTAGTTTATAAAACAGCACATCCAGAGCAATTAAAGAGGATAAGGAAGTATTGCAAAACATATAAGCATACAGACCAAAAGATAGTGTGTGATTTATGTATAATAAACTACGACACATCAATAATAAACTATATAACACCAACGATATGGGCACAGAACTTAAAAGAAGGAGATCCAAGAGGAATATATCAAGGAATTCATGCAGACTATGATAATCCTTACTATATAACGCATGGATTCAAGCCACCAACAGATCCAAGAATCAAAGGTTATATAGCAATAACGAAGCATATTCAAGACACATTCACATCTGTATCTGGAATACCGAAGGATAAAATTATTCAGATTTATAATCCTTTAACGATAGAGAAAAAGGATAGAGCATTGATTCTCATATCAGCGACACGTTTAACTCCAGAGAAAGGTTCTAAACGAATGGAGGAGCTTCAAAAAGCTCTTGATAATACAGGAGTAGAGTATGTATGGTTTATATTTACGGATAGTGAGCATGAAATAAGCTCACCGAATGTAGTGTATATGAAACCAACAATGGATATAGGAAGGTGGCTTGATTTAGCCGATTACCTTGTACAACTTTCAGATACAGAAGGACTATCCTACAGTATAAATGAGATGCTTTATAGAAATAAACCTGTTATCGTAACACCGTTGCATTATTTAGACGAGTTAGGAATAAAAGATGGAGTAAATTGTTATATATTAGAGAAAGATTGTTCTAATGTATATGATATAGCAAAGAAAATAACGAAAATACCGAAGTTTAAGTTTAAACAATTAGAAGACACTTATGATAAACTTCTAATAAAATCAAAATCTCATTATAAGCCACAAGAGACAAAAGTACAGTTAAAGTGTACTTTTTTCTTAGGATTTGATGATGTTGTTGAAGGAAGACACATCAAAAATGGAGAAATCATAGAAGTAGACGAATATAGAGCACAAGAACTTCTATCATTCAAAGGATGTTTTGAAATTGCACGGAGGTAGTTATAAATTTTTTAAAGAAGACATACGAAATTATTTAATCAATAAATATCCACCTAAAAGCACTATATTAGATGTAGGAGCAGGGAGTGGAACGTATGCTCTTTTATTAGGAGATTATTTTGAATTAGATGCAGTAGAAGTTTATAAACCAAGTGCAGAATATATAGAAGGAAGATATAGAAAAGTCTATAACGAAGACATAAGAGATTTCAAATATAAACGGTATGATGTAATTATTTTTGGAGATGTATTAGAGCATTTAGAAGTAAATGAAGCACAAAAGGTACTAGGATATGCAATACCAAGATGTAATGAAATAATCGTAGCAGTACCTTATCAATATAAACAAGGAGCCATCTATGGCAATGACTATGAAATACATAAGCAAGATGATTTAACACCAGAGAAAGTAATAGAAAGGTATCCATATTTAGAATTATTATATGGAAATGACAAGTATGGGTATTATAGATTGCTACCATAGTAGGTAGCATAGAGCAGACGTTTTGGATTTTTTTCGTCTGTTCTATGGTGCTTACTCAAGCACTATCAGACTCCTTTTAAATATAGCTATCCTTATGGGTAGCATAGAATAGAGATTGCATATTCCACAAACGAACCTCTATTCTATGGTATTCGTAAGAGTATCATCCATTAAATCGCACTGCCTTATAGGTAGTGTACTGATGATTAAGGAGGATGGCAGAGTCATGTCTGCTGATAAACCTGTAGATTCCATACTATGATTGAAGTATAGAGCAGAACGTACAACAAGCTAGTGATTTAATTCACAATACTGATATGGCATAGCACGAGCCGACAAACACGTAATTACTAGGGCTGGGAGTAAATCGAGGAATGAGCATTTAATCATTGGTACAGTGTCTATAAGACACTATATGAACAGGGATTGAGATTAACCCCCCTGCAAGAAGACGAAGAGTCTTCTTTTTATATCGCAGAGTAGAGTAATGGTAACTTGCAAGTTTCCTTAGCTTGAGATTGGAGGTTCGATTCCTCCCTCTGCAACCATTAGGAGGGAATAAATGGATTTAGATTTAAGAATCACAGAAAAACAAGATTTGTTTATTCACTCAGAAGCATTTGAAACTTTATTTGGAGGAGCTGCTGGTGGAGGCAAGTCTTATGGGCAGCTTGTAGATGCTCTTATATATGCTTTGACATACGAAAAGAGCAAACAGATTATATTCCGTAGAACTTTCCCAGATTTGGAGAGATCTATCATAAGAACTTCACTAGAGCTTTACCCTAAACAAATAGCATCATATAACTCATCTAAGCATACATGGACATTTCAAAACGGTTCTATTATAGACTTTGGATATATAGATAACGAAATGGATGTATATCAGTATCAATCAGCAGAATATGATGTAATAAGATTTGATGAGCTTACACATTTCACAGAATATATGTACACATATATGATTTCACGTTGTCGTGGTGCGAATGGATACCCTAAACACATAAAATCTTCTACCAATCCAGGTGGAGTAGGTCATGTATGGGTAAAGGAAAGATTCATAGACATAGGAGCTTATGGAGAAATACACGAATGTAAACTAGAAACAGGCGAGAAAACAACTCGTTTATTTATACCTTCATTCGTTACGGATAATAAATTCCTTATGGAAAAAGATCCAGATTATGTTAAACGACTAGATGCACTTCCTGAAAAGGAGAGAAAAGCTCTAAAAGAAGGTAATTGGGATATATTTGATGGACAATACTTCAAAGATTTTGATAGAAGTGTGAATGTTATCGAACCTTTTCTAATTCCGGACAATTGGGATAGGTATAGAACATTAGACTATGGACTAGATATGTTAGCTTGTTATTGGATAGCAATAGATCCACATGGAAGAGAATATTGCTATAAAGAGTTATATGAAAACGATTTAATAATAAGTGATGCAGCAAGAAGAATCTTAGAAGTAAATGGAGACGATAAAATCAAATATACTTATGCTCCACCAGATTTATGGAACCGTAGAAACGATACTGGTAAAAACGCATACGATATATTTAGAGAAAACGGAGTTATTTTAACAAAAACATCAAATAATAGAATTTTAGGATGGTATGCAGTACAAGAACATTTAAAAATAGAAACCACGAAGGATGAACAAACAGGTGAAGAGTTGAAAACAAGTAAGCTAAGAATATTTGATACTTGTATTCATTTAATAAGAACACTACCTGTTATACAAAGAGATGAGAAAAATCCTAATGATTGTGCAAAAGAACCTCACGAATTGACTCACGCACCTGATGCTATAAGAGGTTTTTGTATAGAACGTACTAAGGCAACAAGAATTATGTCAGAAGAGGAATTGATGTATGAAGAATCTCGTAAGCAGAGGAGAAGGTTAGGAATTTTAGGCATAGCAGGAGCAACAGCAACACGAGATTATATGAGATATGGAGGTTAATATGGAATATATTTTATTAGTAATAGTAGCAGGACTAGGTATACTTCTTTATTTAGAGCACAGAAGAAACGAAGAATTATATAGAGAGTTAAAATTATCAGAAGGAATCAAAAAAAATATAATGAAAAGTGCTGTAAACGAAAAATTAAGTAAAGAAGACCAGAAAAAGCAAGAAAAACTAAGAAAATCATTTAATAATATGATGGATTACGGATACGAAACAGCATTGAACGGTCATAAAGAAGAGGAGTGATATAAAGGGCAGATGTAACGAAAGATTGGGAACTTTATGAAGCTGGTGTTTCATACAATCAAGCGATGTATGGAGCTGATAGAAACTATTATGACGTTATAGACACAAATATTGCATTTGCGAGTGGAGATCAATGGAGAAATGTACAAGCAGATGGGCTTCCAAAGCCAGTTTTTAACATTATTAAGAGAGTAAAACAATTCAAAATAGCTTCCTTAAAGGGAGATGCAATAAGTGTTTGTATTCAACCAATGGAATATAGACCACAAACCAATGATGTAGTAATGCAACAGAAGGTAAAAGACACAGATTTAGCCAATGCAGAGTTAAAAAACATCCTAGAAAGTGTAAATTTTGATGCAAAGAGTAGAACTTTGTTATCAGATGGCTTTGATACAGGTGATTGGTGCTTACATTGGTACTTTGATATGGATGAGCAACCATTTAAAACGTATAGACCAGATGTTAGAGGTGTCATTAAGTGTGAAATTATTGATTCTACTAATGTTTTATTTGGAAATCCTAATACAAGACAAGTAGAAAAACAACCATATATCATTTTAGTAGGTAGAGATTTAGTTAAAAACCTACAAGAAGAGGCAAAAGCCAATGGTGTTAAGGATGTTTCTTCAATTAAAGGCGATTCTGAGACACAAAACCAGATGGGAGACAACGGAAAACTAGAAAATGATGCGAAAGGATACGAAAAAGCTCTTTATATTATTAAATATTATAAAAAGAATGGAGAAGTATATGCTAATAAGTCAGTAAAAGGCACGTACATCTACAAAGAACGTAATACCAAGCTAAGTTATTATCCAATTGCTTTTAACAACTGGGAAGAGGTTAAAGGCTCTTATCATGGACGTGCAGAAACGACTGGAATTATACCTAACCAAATAGCAATCAATAAAATGTTTGCGATGGTTATCTATCATTTAATGCTAACAGCATTCCCAACAGGGGTATATGATGCTGATAGAATTGAAGGATGGACAAACGAAATAGGAGCACAGATTCCAGTAACGAATCTACAAGGCGATTCAATAAGAAATATAGCTGGATATTTAGAACCAGCACCAATGAGTACACAGATTATTGATGCTATAGAGTTAGCAATGCAATACACTAAGGAAACCTTAGGTGTAGGAGATGCTTCACTAGGAAATGTAACAATGAATAATGCAACAGCAATCATAGCAATTCAAAAGAGTGCAGCAGTACCACTAGAGAATGTAAAAGCTGCTTTCTATGAATTCGTAGAAGATTGTGGAAGAATTATTATAGATATGATGGGAACTTACTATGGATTAAGACCAGTAGTAGTAACAGGGCCATTAAATGAAAGAACAGTTGAAGATTTCGACTTTGATACTTTGAAAGGAATGTGGCTACACATTAAAACAGATGTAGGTAATGCTTCTTACTTCTCAGAAGTAGCGAGTGTACAGACTCTTGATAATTTATTAAACAATGGATTTATCGAATTTGTAGAGTACTTAAAACGTATTCCTGATGAGATTATTCCTAATAAGCAAGAACTAATTAACTCAATTGAGCAACAGGACTTATATAAACAGGCTCTATATAATTTGATGGGGCAATTCCTAGATACGTTACCACCAGAGTATAGATCTAGTCTTACTCAATTAGCACCAGAGCAAATGGAAAAACAGATATTAGAGTTAATGGGAGCTTTAGGAGATAATACAGGATATAACACAGTATCAGATATGGAAAACCCATTACCAACAGAAGAAGAACTAGCACAAACATTACAGCAAGGAGAAGCAGGAGCTATACCATTAAGAGAAGAGCAAACAACAGTAGGAAGAAATGCTGTTGATAAAATGGGAGAACTCGAAGAAATTGGAGGGCTTCAATCATAACTACCTTAATGGTAGTTTTCTGTTGCTAAGTTTCACCCCTTTTTAATTGGCAACAGAAAAGTACTATTAAAGTACTATGGGCTACCATACCCAAAGGAGGAATTATAAATGGAAAATGAAGAAATTGTAGAAAGTACACCAACCGAAACAATGGATTCAAATGATGACTTTTTCGCTGAAATTGATGCAGAAGTAATGTCTGATGAAACGAAAGAAGAAAGTCAAACATCAGAAAGTGAGAATACTGAGGAAGTGGAAGAACCAAGTGAAGCTTCCAAAGAAGAATCAAAAACTGATGAGGTAGATTTTAAACCTTTGTTAGATGCTTTAAAAGGAAAGATTAAGTATAACAAAGAAGAAGTAACACCAGAGTCTCTTGAAGATTTAATCGAAAATTACCAAAAAGGATTAAATTATGACAAGAAACTACAGGAACTTGATAATCTACAAAATAGCAAACTTGAAAAGTATGCTAAAACAAAAGCAGATGAATTAGGAATCACCGTAGATGAATACATGGATAGAGTAGAGCAATACGAAAAAGAGCAAGAAAAAGCTAAAGAACAAGAACGTATTGAAGAATTTATCAATAACGGTGTACCTGAGGATATTGCTAAAGAAGTAATAGCTGGTGCTCAAATCAGAAAACAACTTCAAAAGGAATTAAATGAACTAAAAGCTGAAAAGGAAGAAGCTCGTAAAGAAGCTGAAAAGAATAAAGAATATGAAGACTTTATTAAAGAATTCCCAGATGTTAAAGTTGATGAAATTCCTAAAGAAGTATTTGAAGAAGCAGAGCACAGTAGTTTAAGTAATGCTTATATGAAATGGAAATTAAAAGAATTACAAAGTCAATTAAGTGTTGCAAAACAAAATGAAAAAAATAAGAAAACGTCTGTGGGTGGTGTAACAGATACAGGACCTACAAACGAAAAACATGATAAAGATCCTTTTTTAGAAGGATTCTTAGATGGATAAAGAAAGGAATGATGAACAAGGGCAATTAATTTAGCCGAAAAATATGAAAAGAAAGTAGACGAGGCATTTAAATTAGCTTCATTTACAGCACCATTAGTAAACAACGATTATAATTGGGATGGAGTAGATACAATTCACATTTATCGTATTCCAACAGTTGCATTAAACAACTATTCAAGAAGTGGAACCTCACGTTATGGTACACCAAATGAATTAGAAGATTATGATGATACTTATCAATTAACAACTGATAAGTCATTCACATTCACAATTGATAAAGGAAATAATCAAGACCAAATGAATGTAAAAGATGCTGGAAGAGCTTTAAAGAGAGAAATCGACCAAGTTATCGTACCTGCACAAGACAAGCAAGTATTACAAGTTATTGCAGCAGCTTCAGTTGCTAATAGTAACTATGGAACAGGAGCTATTTCAAAAGCAAATGCTTATGAAAAATTCCTAGACGGACAAGAAGCATTAGATAACAAACTTGTACCTACAGAAGGTCGTGTTGCAGTAGTTAACACTTCATTCTATAAAGCAATCAAACAAGATAGCTCATTCACCAAGACAGGTGATATGGCTACTAAATTAGCTTATAAAGGTGTTGTAGGAGAAATTGACGGAGTACCAGTAATTAAAGTACCTAGCTCTTATTTACCTACAAATTGTGAATTTATCATCACTCACCCAATTTCAACAATTAACCCTAAGAAGTTAACTGATTACAAAATCCATAGAGATCCACCAGGAATCAATGGTAACTTAGTAGAAGGTCGTGTTCGTTATGATACTTTCGTATTAGAAGGTAAAAAGGACGCAATCTATTCTCACTTCACATCTTATTCAGGATAAGATTATTCAAGAGTTTATCTCTTGATAAAAGGAGTCTTGCGAGACTCTTTTTCTGAGGAGGTAATAATATGACAGGAGAAAACGTATTTACAATAGCTATGGCTATGATAGATGAAATGTTATCAACAGGAGAATTAGATGCAGAAACAACAGCAGAATATAGAGGTAAAGCACCTGCTATATTAACAATGCTACAAAACGAGCTTGTAGGTATTGATAACAGATATAGAGATAGAGCACATTATATATATCCAGTACCAATTGAGTCATTAGACCAAACGTTCCAAATTGATGACATTAAAGCAAGTACTCTTCTTACAAACGGTTTAGCTGCTCATTTAATGTTGCACGAGGACAAAACCTTAGCAAACTTCTTCGAGCAAAGATACGAGGAAATGAAAGGAATGTTCTTGAAGCCAACACCTAGAACACCAGAGAAGAGAGAAGATGTATATGACTCTACTTTAAGATATTAGAGGTGATTAAAGGGCACAATTAGTTGTAAATAAAACAGTTAAGCCAGTTATTATAGATAAGTTTTTAGGACTAAATATATCTAATACTGGAGACACGCAGATTCAATTAGGAGAATCTGGAGATATGACTAACTTTTTTATAACAAACGATTACAAATTAAGAAAAATTTACGGATATAAAACATTTTGGGATTTTGGTGAACCAATAAAAGGAATGTATGCTACCAATCTAGGAGGTACAGAATACCTTTTAGTAGCAGTAGATAGCAAACTATATTACTTCTTAAGAAGCGAATTAGAAGATGATTGGCAAGAAATAGATGATGATAATGATCCAGAGACAGAACCTATTATTGGAGTAGAACCTACTTTAATAGGAACAATAGGAACTGGTGATGTATCATTCTTTACCTTTGATAAAAAAGTATATATCCTTAGTGGAAAATACCATAGCTGGGATGGAACAACATTGAAAGAGGTGGAAGGATATACACCTCTTGTTTTTATTAATACACCACCTGCTGGTGGAGGATTAGT